GCATAATGCTCTAATTTTTTTTCTTCTTTTGTTTTTAGTCTGTTTGCCATAAATTAAGATTTTAAAATGTGCGTTTAGCAGTCGCACCCCTGCGGGGGATTAATTATGAATATATGGTTTATTGTAGTCTCCGATCTTAATGTTTACATAAAAGTCAGGTTGCGTTCCGTAGTCGCCTGTTTCTCTATATGTAACCCCTTCGCTTGCTATTGTATTAATAACATTTAATACATTTTTTTTAACTCCTTCAGGTTGCTCGCTAATGTAATAAACATTTACATTCTCATAACCTTGTTCAGTTAGCTTTGCGGGACCGGATAAGATTTGAATGCTTACTCCGTTGTAATGTCTTTTAGTTACTGAAAATTTGAATGCAGGTAAAGCATTCTTTAATTCATTTCTAATTGTTTTTACTCTTTCGGTTGTAGTTTTCATAAAGTGTTTTTTTGTTTTGTTATACAAATATACATCTTTTGTTCATATTCTACACATTTTATACAATTATTTTTAAAAATAATCACAAAACATTCATTTACAATAGATTATAAAGCTAAAAAATATTAAAAAAATGTAGTTTTTAGGCTAAAAAGCAGTTTATCAATCAAAAATGATCCGTATATCAGTCATATTCGGCTCAAATCTTGCCCTTTAGTGATCCTTTTATGATCGATTATGCAAAGGCGTAACGCCCTGATCCTCTTTTAAGATTATGATTTTGCCACGCTAAAGCTAAAGCCATCACGCAATCGTCGTGGAATCCCGAAGGCGCTGAATATCGAACGCCATTCGCGGTGAATTGATATTCAAAGACGTCAAGTTCATCAACTATAACCCCATCCGGATAACTTATTTTACCCTGTTGAATTGCCTGCGCTAAGCCTTCCATAAGTTGCTGCTTTGATTGACTTGTAAATTTCAAACCTTCTATATTTACACCTTCCCTTATTAGATCTTCAAGTATAGGATCACCTACACCCGTGCTATCTGCTAATATAGGCGCAATAGGAAGCCTTTTGATCGTTGCCTTAGTATTATGCCAATCCATTTGAAAGCGGTCAAAATAAGCCACGCAGCCGTCTTTATCAAGACCTATTATAACGGTGAAGTCAACTGACTTAGCCAAATCTATTCCATAGGATACGATCTGTTGCGAAGATACCGGTTTAATGCAGCGCCTAATAAATGTATTCCCGAATGGATTAGCGCTATTTTCTGCGGGGTTAGCCATATATTCCTGCTCGAATACAACTTCCGGTAATTGCATCTTTGCCTCGTCTATTTCCTTTCTGTTTATATATGGATTATCATAGGTAGTAAATTTAAAACTTTTCCAATCATTCTCACCCTCTTTCATAAACATAGAATAAAAGAAATTCTTGCCTCGCGGCGTAGATAAGAAAACCGCCTTGCCTTCATAATCGGTCAAGGTTGGTCGGATACTATTTTGCCACCCGCTTTCAAGATCAGGTATAAAAGCAGCCTCGTCAATTATTACTAAATTAAATTTTCGACCTCTTAGATTATCAAGTCTTTCGCCTGTAAAAAATTCAATAGATCCATTATTAGGGCAATAGATCTTTAAGTTGCTGATATTGTTTTTAAAAGGTATTGCAGAAGTTAGCTTTTCAAAAAATGTTTTTGCTAACTTATATGTTGGCGTAATATACGCAACTTGCCCGCCTGTAATTGCTTCTTTGATCCCTATAATCTGTGAAATTTCCGACTTACCAAAACGACGCCCGCACATTACGACAATAAAACGCTTGTCGCATTCTAATATCTTTTTTTGATTGATATGCGGATTTGGTAATTCTATGCGCACTATAAAATAGTTTTGCCTTCAACAAATACAACCTCGATTTTTGTATCCTGTTGAATATCAACTTGTTCTTTTGGCTTGCCATAAACTCGGCTTAATAAAGTATCTAAGCTATAAAGGCTTCCCTTAATTAAACTTTTATTCATAGCGCCTGCAATTGTCTTTTCAAGTATTGTGGCTTTTGGGTTATCGTAAACTTCTTTTAATTCCGTAGTATTCATTGACATCATTACTTGAATCGTGTCATTAATTTCGCTTAGCTTGTAACCCTGTTCTTTTAATAAGGTTACATATTTACGCGGACGCCCGTTTGGGTTTCTTATTTCGCCTTTTTGAACCGGTATTAAATTCTGCTCGTTTGCCATATTCTCTTATTTCCTTCTTTATTATTTTGAGCGGTAGGGTGGTATTGCACCCCTTCTTTAGTCTGGAAGACTAACGCATTACTTTTATGCTTCTACCGCTTGTTGTCTTTCTGCCAAAGTTACTTTATTTCCTTTATACATTCCTGCACCAAGTTCATCTATCTTAGAAAATGGAATTATAGGGACTGCAATTTTGCAGCTTTTGTCAATCAGGTATATATATCTAAGCTGAAAGCCTTTAATTTTTTGCCACCCAATATGCTCTGTATCCAAATATTTTTTCCAATTCCCGTATTTATTCATAATAGTCTTACTTGACTTTATAGTCATTGAGTGTATCTTTTTGCCATTAGGCAATAGGAATAGATCACTATTTTCTTTTATCAAAGTCAAATTAAACCCACTTGCTCTATATATAGTTCCATCCCCGCAATCACAACCATCTGAATAAGATAAAATCCACTTTATATTAGGTGCATTTTTTTTAATTAGCTTTATACTAATTGCAATACATCTGCTTTCACTATACTTAGGCAAATATTCATCAAATGCCATTCTATTCAATTCTAAATAATCGTGCCAATTTGTATTTTCAACTAAGCCAATTGTCTTGCTTTTATCTAAACTTGATCCATAGCTTAAAACGCCGTGTAATTTTTCATCTAAAAAGCACCCAAAATGTAACTTACTATTAGGCACTACCTTGCCTGAATAATGATTAATTTTAATAAATTCATTAGCAATCTTGCTCGGTATAACTTTAACAATTATTTCCTTTGCTCTGCCCATTGCATTACGATTAAATATAAAGCGTTACCATTTGAATTTTCATTTCCCATTGTTTCAGCATATTTGTATTCCTCTGTTCTTTTGATTTCCTCAATAGCATTTTTTATTTGCTCTGCCTGTTCATCTGCCAAAGTGAAAGTCATTTGTTGAAATGGCGACTTATCCCCGTTTGGTAAACTAAAATCTTCACCCAAATCTTCAACATTACTAAAGCCAATTATATCAACTCCCCAATCTGTAAGTTCTTCAGAATCCCAATTATTAGCCAAATCTGACCAATCCCATTCACCAAAACTTGCATTGTCTTTTACTATAAATTGCTTTTGCTGATCCTCTGTCCAATCCACGATCTCGATTGCAACCTCTGAATGCCCTGCTTCTTTGATTGCTTTTAGGCGCATATTCCCACCAAGTACAACCATATCTTTATTAACTACAATAGGGCGGACGTTTAACATATCAGGAAATTCCTGTATTGACTTTACAAGTTTTCTAAACTTATCATCTTTGATTAAACGCGGATTGTTCGGGTTTGGTTTGATTTCTGAAATCTTTACTTTTTTTATCATAGGTTTTTTATTTACCTGCCCTGACCTCTGTATGCTTTTGGTTTTGGGATATGTTTATTAAAGGATTTCTTAGCGTGTCCGCATTTCCTTTTACCAAAGTTAACCTTTCTTGAATCACTTTTAACTTTTGCCATCTAATTTTTTTTTATGTGCTTGTACTAATAACTCGAAATATCTTGTCTTATCCCCGTATTCAATATGGCAAGTTCTACAAACCGCCATAATATTTTCAATTTTGTCCGCACCTATGCTTCCGCCCATTCCCCTTCTATGTATATGATGAATATCTACCGCCTTACTTCCACAAACCTCACAAGGTATAAAATCCTCACCGCCGTAACCAAAATAATCAAGATATATTTTAACGTGCTTTTTCATTATCGATTTGTTCAAGTTTCCTTTGCGCCCAAGCCACGCCTTCATCACCACCCCAAGCCAACCACATCAAAGCGCCGCAATCACTTTTAGGATCACCTTTTGAATTTTCTCTATGCCTTTCAAAAGATGCCATTCTTGCAATCGTATCCCTTGTAATATTTTCACCCTTAGCTAATTGATTTGCACGCGCCCAACCAACAGGCGTTCCGCATTTGCGGTCGTATTGTTCTCTTATATTTATTGCTCTTTGAGCGTTTACTCTTGCAGCTTGTGGATAATCGTTATAACTATCCACCATTGAAACCCTTATTGCAGCCCATACGCTTTGCGCTTTTTCTTCGGTTTCATAGATGCAAGCACCTGAACCTATTCTATATTTCCCGTTTGAACATTTAATTACCGGCATTGTCTATCAATTTACTATAAATAGCAAAGCGCTGCTTATTTACTTGGTGCAAATTAAAGTTCTTATTACAATAATCATAAAGGGAATTTCCGTAATGCTCGCGCGCATGTCTATCATTGACCAACATCTTAATCCAATAATACCAATCTTTTTGACTATTAACGTGGCAAGCGGGATAAAACCCCTTATATGGATGCACGTTACTAACTATTGCAGGATTCTTTTTTGACGCAGTTTCTAATACTTTCAAATTAGACTTCATTGAATTAAACTTAGAATCTATTAAAGGAATTAGACTTATGTCTGAATCACAATAAGCTGCCATATATTCTGTAACCTGATTATAGTTGTATATTGTAGGGTTTAACTTTAATCCATTAGTGAAAGCACCGATCATTCCGTCCCAAATAGGCTTCTCTTGTTCATTATATCCGGCTATGATTGTACGAACAGGAAAATTAATTCGCTTCATTGGATTGCGCAATATTTCCAAATCCTTTCCGTGAGTTCCTGATCCTGACCAAAATAACCTAATTAGATCCGATGGCTTTTTATCTAAAACAAATTGTTCCTCTCCGTAAGGAATAGCGTTCGGTATTATTTCCACTTTTGTATTATGATTATAAACTTCATCTGCTAATCTTTCGTGTGTACAAGTACAAAGGTCTGCTATCTGTATCCAATTTATAATCTGTTGCGGTACGTTATTTATAATATATCGTTCATAAAGTATATGCGAAGGATCTAAATGCCAATAGTCGTCATTATCAACTATTAATTTAAACCCGTACTTTTTGCGCCATTCAACCATTTGATCAGGTGTAATATTGGCAAGCATCCTGTTTAAAATGACAATATCATAGTTACCTTCAAATGTTTCTTCACTTATTGTATCAGTCATTAAGCAATAATCTTTTTTCATATTAACTATTGGCATAATTATCCTGTGATAAGCTACTCCACTTGTCTTGCTCGTAATGGCTAAAATTCGCATCTAAGTTTTTTTTCTATATGATAGATAGGTTGGTATTTTTCCCAAACCGCCTGCGCCCTTTGAAGACTTGCGTCTTTCATTGCTCTATATTCTGTTCCATTTCCAACGTCGTGCCCGATATGCTCGCTTCTTAGATCAGGTAAATAATAATTAGTAAAGCCCGAAATGGTAGCCCTTTCTGCATAATCCCTGTCTTGCATTCCATACGGATCATATTCTACATTATAACCGCCAATTGTATCAATCAATTCCCTTGATAAAAAATTATTCCCAAAAGGTGTATGTGTTTTATGAATCCCGTCTACCAAAGGCGGCAAATCTTCTACGCAATGTATGCCAATAATCCCTGTTTTTGACACACGTTTTGCAAACGTAACCCAATTTGACAACCAATTTGTAGGCAATAATATATCATTTGCCAAAATGCAAACTCCATCATACGCTTTTGTCATTCTTAATCCCGCATTAACACCCGCGCTAATTCCTCTTTTAGACCCTACATTGCAGTTAGTCCAATTATATAATTCATAGGGGACTTGATCACTTCCATTATCAACTAAAAAGCAATCTGCGTCATATCCTGAATTATAAAAATTCTGATCAATTACTCTTTTCGTTAAATCGTTTCTATTTAGTGTCAATAAGATTACGGCTATATTCATTTATACCTATTTTTTTAGCAGGCACCCCCGCATATTTTATAAATTCTTCTGTTTCGCCCTTTATAAAAGCGCTTGCACCAATCATACAACCCCTTTCAATTTTTGTAAATTGATGCAATACAGCATTTAATCCAATATTTGAATACTCTTTAATAATTGAATGTCCGCCTACTTTAGCACCGCAACTTATTGTTACATTTGAATAGATAAGGCAATCGTGCCCAATATGCGCGTGCTTCATAATAAAGCAATTATCACCTATTGTAGTTATATCACTTGTCCCTGCATCTATTGTAACTAATCCGGTAATAATATTATTATTACCAATAACTACTATTCCTTTTTCTTTATCCCAAAACTTTTTATGTTCTGCTGGGTCGCCTATAATACAATAAGCGCCAATATAATTATTGTCGCCTAAGATAACATTTTCGCCAATTATGGCGGTCGGGTGTATAAAGTTAGCCATTGTTATTATTTTCAAACCAATTATATAATCTCATAATCATATCAAACTTACAAGCGCCGCACCATACTGAAAGTAAAAAGTTAGGATCTAAATAAGTTCTATATATATGCTCATACATTTTAAGTTCCGGTAAATCAAGGTTTCTAATATAACCATTCTTTGCGCTTTCATAATTACTAATATTAGCAATTAGCCATTCTTTATGTTCTTGTTTTATTTCCATAAATAATTCCACATTAATTTAGTTATTATTGGCGCTAAAAATCCCGCTATAAACATTGTTGAAGTTATATGCTGAATTAATTCAGGTAGGAAATAGTGTATTGGTGCAAGCCACGCAGCCAAACAACTTCCGCAATTAAAGGGCTTGAAATTGATTCCCCATTTATGGTGTAGGTTATGAATTTCAGTAAAAAATAATGATGCACAGATAGCAGTTAAAATTGATAAAATCATTTTCTAATATTTGTTTTCATTTGTTTTTTGGTTTTATTTATAGTTCTAACTAATGACATATAAGGTATTCCTGTTTTACGACTTAATTCCTTTGCGTTCTTTTTAAAGTCAATAGCGTAAAGTTTTAATATTTCCTTATTATACCAATGCAGCCCTTCTAAATTCTTTTCAAGTTTATCAATTAAATCCATTTTATCATAATTGATAATTTCAAAATCCTTATCCACATCAACAAACTCAATATGATTTCTATAATTTTTATAAAATGTACTTCGATCACTTTTAATCATATTAAGCATAATTCGCACTATATAGAATTTCAATTCATTCCTTTCATACATTCCCCTTAATTTATCATCATTCATTTCACATAGAACTAAAAAAACTTCCGCCTTTAAATCATACTGCAATTCTTCAGGCTGCATCTTAGCAAATGCATCATTGACTTCTTTTAAGTCCCAATATTCTGCTAAAATTTCATTTTTGACCATTCTACTAATGTGGGTTTAGAATCGACTTCAGTACAAATATACACAATTCCGCCACATTCGTAAATATCTTTTAAACGATCCTTTTGTTCAAGGCTTAATTTATCCCCTATCTTTTTAACTTCGACCGCTACATAAATACCTTTTTCCGTGTACCCTTGTAGATCAGCCCAACCTTTTTGTATAGTTCCTTTACGCTTTCCAAATGGTATATTATTCACTCTATTCAAGCGCCAACCAATTAATTCAAGGTTCTTTTTAGCCCACTTTGTCAGGTCGTTTGCTGATATATCCATAATTAAAATGCTTTTATAGTCCCCTCTTTGATCTTATTTACATAAATATTTTGGGATTCTTTAGTGCATTCTTTGCAATATGTATAATATCCGTCAGCATTACGTCTATCTTTCCTGAATTTGTCCCAATCCATTTTCTTTTTGCACTTGTTGCACTTTTTCATAAAATTCTTTTTTAAATAATAGCCTATTTTGTTTTGTTTCAACTTCCGGATAATTTGCATAAAAGTCAATAAAATTGCTTGTATAGCAATATTTCGTAGTTCCGTAATGAGTGTATTTAACTTGATATATTTTCAAAATATTTAACTAATGCTAATTTTTTACATTGTGATTCAATAAAATCCTCTTTTTTTATTTGTTTGCTAAACTCCTTAGCTTCTAATGGATGCATTCTATTTAGCCTGTATAAGTTGTCTTCCCTTACTACCTTAATTGTTTCTAATATCTGTTCCTGCGTAAATTTTAGCTTGCCTTGTTTTAATAAGATCATAAAAACTTTATCCGCATTAAATACTCGATTAAAGTCTTCTCGCTTCCCATTTAGCCATTCATTTTTTGTAAAATCAACAATTTCCTCATCTGTTAATTGCTTGACCGGTTCTTCGGGTGGCGGTGGTAAATTCTTTCTAACTTGATTTGCTTTTGCTTTATAGGCGTTCATAATTCCTGAAATATACTTAGGGCTAAACTTTTCATAATGCTCAATATTGCAATCAAACTTCCCTTGCACCGCCATTTTAAAAGCTATTCGCATTTCCTGTATAGTAAAAAAAGGATATGTAGTTCTTATATAATCTTCAATAACTTCCAATTCAACTACATCCGGAAGGCGTGTTAATCCTATAAGTGTAAAAATATATGCTAAATTTTCCCTAAGCGTTACAGGGCTAATAAGGTTTAATTTATCCCCTTTAAAGGCTTCTATTATTGGCAGATCATCACGCTCTATTAACCCAATTGGCAAGGTCTTCCATTCGTTTGCGGCTTGTGGCAGTTGGGTCAGTATTTTTTGAATTTCCATATTTATTTTTATTTTGTAACCAAGTATTTACTCGGCGTTTAATATCAAAAAACTTTTGTGCTTCATAGCGTAATTTACCGCTTTTTGATGGTTCTGTCCAATAATCAATAAATTCTTGATATGATTCACTTAATAAATTTTTAAAAGGTTCTATATTATTTATAAATATATCTTTATTTACACTTATAGTTTCAGTTTCAGTTTCCATATGCATAGGCATATGCTTAGCAAGTGCTTCGATTATGCTATCATTTTTAACTGATTTTGCGTTATTACGCCTGCTTTCTGTAAATTTTGACCTTCTAATTGATTCATTATACATTCGATCGTTAAGAAAAAACCCGTCTACCTGATCAAATTTTTCCCATATTTCATTATCATATGCTTTGCATATGCTTAACATATCCTTTTCTGTTAGTTTTCCTTTTTGATGCTGAAGGCATAAAAGCCTGATATATTTACCAACTTGCTCGTCAGTCATTGTAAATGTTCCGCTTAAAAAATCGCTTGTATAAAATAGCACGGCAGGATCTTTTGACATAAATTAAAAAAGGATCGCAGGCTCACAGATAATGGTACTACCTGCTTGCCCTTGATCCAATATATTTAAACTACGTTGTACCATAACGTTTTCTTTATTCTTTCACAAAGTTACTAAAATTTTCAATTTCTTTTTCAATTTCATCAACTTTTTCTTTATACCATTCTTCGGTATCCATTAGATTTTCCGCAGTTTTTATGTTATAAATCACAGTTGTATGATCCCCAACTCCTATATGTTTAGCTATTTCATTAAGGGATAATTGAGTATATTTTTTAAGAATATACGCCGCAGCCTTACGTCCAAAAATTACGCTTTGACTTCTATTCTTAATCTGAATACTTGTATCAAAAACATCCTCAACTAATTCAACTAATCTATGCGGAAGGATACTTGTAGAAACTGATCCTATTGCAAGATCATCTGTTATTAATTTTGCTTTTACTAATTCTTTATGAAACATTCGTAAACTCTGCAATTGATCTTTGTAACATTGTATTAAATTGTTATTAAATTCCATAGGTTAAAATAAATCGTCATCTGTTAATGTTTTAGTTTCCTGTACTTGCCCTGTTGGTGCTACATAATTGTCCTCATAAATTTTATAGTCAGGCTGCGAATTTTTATCCTTATAGGAATTAACCCACATATTATACCTTTGACCATTAATTGTAAATTTAATTACTTCTTTGCCGTCTTTCGTTTGGTTTTTCCAAGCGCCAATTGACTCTTTTTTTACTTCTGACATTTTATATTTGGTTTGTGGATTCTTCTGAATCCTGTTTAAAAAATACTGCTTTAAATTCTGAATGCTTTTCCCAATGATCTATAAAGGTAAGTAATTGGGCGTATGCTTCGTGATTATACCAAGCATAGTGATAAATTTTTGCAAGTAACATTTGCCTTTCCATAGGCAAAAGATTCTGCAATCCATTTTCTAAATCCTGATAAGTTTCTTGCATAATTATTTATTTTGATTTGCTAAAATAATTTTAAGTGCTTTATCATATTGCTCATTTGTAGTGTATGCGCTAATCTTTATAGCCTGCTTACTTTTCAGGGTTTCGTCCCAAATAGTATTCTCTAATAAAGTTATTAATTTCATACGCTTTTCTTCGCCGACTTCGTCCTTATGTTCATTTGTTGCATCTGAATCCTTTGTGTCATCTATTGCAAATAACCCATTAAGGGCATATTTTCGAGCATATGAACTTGCTGATCCTGTGATCTGCGCTGCGTCCATTCCTTTTTTTACTTCTTCTTCGCGCGCCCAACCATAGACTTTGACGGGTAATTCTTCATTACTTTCATCTATTAACATAGCTGTTGCCTTTACATAAACTCGGTCAGCTACTTGTACGATTTCATCACTTATTAATAAGGCGGTTTTATGCTTAAATAAAATTGGCTTAACCGCTTCGATTATATCCTCTGCGCTTCGGTATTTATATTTGCCAAATGAATTGACTTGATTCTTAGGCGCTTTTAATTCTGCTTGAATGTTTACTAATTTCATATAGGTTTTTTTAGGTTTATAAATTTAATACATATCCCCGTATTCTTCAAATCTTTCTGTCCATTCTGACATTGGTGTAAATGGTATTGGCGGGAAAGGATTTTTGGGTTGAACTAATAAATGCGGATAATATTTAGCTTTAAATTCTTTTAAATTTCTACGCGCATTCTTTAATAAATCGTAACGATTTCTTGCATTAGATTTATTACTAATTTCAAAAA